GTAAATCACCAATATTAACTACAACACTGTCTTCTGCATAAGGTACAGGATGCCATTTACCCTCAAGGTCTTGAACCTCAAGTCCTGGTACATCATTAATCTGCCAAAGTAGGGTGATAGTACCATAGTCTGAATGCTCTCCGATTCTTTTTTGATTATCTTGCACAGGTCCGTCATAGGGAGGGTAGTGAATAACTCTAGTAGTGTTGTATGGTTTTAAGTGTGCATCAACTAATGTAGTTCCAGTCTCTAATATAGAGTCAAATTTTTCTAAAATACGAAGTGTTAGCTTGTCCGCAATGTCTACAGTAGCAAGAGCATTAGATTTAAAGCCTGCTATCTCTCGTGGCCAAAGATGATCACCCATTCGTTTGTTGTTATAGTTAAAAGACTCTTTCATATCACCAGGAGCCTCTGGATTGACATTCTCTTTTAACCAACCTGTGTAACCAAGATTTGTCTCTGGGTCATAGATATATTTACACTTAAGTTCAATGTCTAATTCAAAAAACTGTTTCATTAAGTCAAACCACGAATTCATTGTGGTTTGTTCTGGTTGAGAAAGAGCGTTAGTAAAGACTGCGAAGCCTACAGTAGTGTAGGCTTCACGAATCTCTTCCAGTGCTGACTTTGATTGGAAATCAATGACTGGAATCATTTTTTAACTTCCTGGGACTTTAGCATCAATACCATCAACATAATACATCATAGTATTAAGGTGGGCGTCATCAGCTACTACACCGTCAGCAAGTTGCAGTTTACCAGTATTATCATAGATAGGACCAGTAAAGGCAAAGTACTCACCAGCAGAAATAGCGTCTTTGACGCGTTGAGCCTCAGCAGCTACTTCTTCAGGCATATTTGTGAAAGGTGCCATTTGAACCGCCCCCTCATTCATGTGCCCAAAGTAGTCATTGGTTTCCCAGTTACCATCGATAACAGCTTGTACTTTACGAATATAGTATGGACCCCAGTTATCAATAGTAGCAGTTAATTGAGCTTTTGGTGCAAAGTTATACTGATTAGATGCTTGGCCAAATCCTAGCACTCCTGCTTTTTCAGCTGCTTGTAGTGGAGAAGGTGAGTCTGTATGTTGAGCAACCATGTCACAACCACCTGCAATCATAGTAGTCGCTGCAGTTGATTCTTTTACAGGATCATACCAAGTATTTACCCAAACAATATCGATATCCACATCAGGATTCATCTTTTTTGCTCCAAGGTAAAAAGTATTAATTTCACGGATAACTTCAGGAATTGGGTAGGCTCCGACATAACAAATTTTATTAGTTTTTGTCATCATGCCCGCAATAATACCCTGTACGTGACGAGCTTGATAAAGTCTCAATCCGTATGTAGCCATGTTTTCTGCTTGTTTATAACCAGTTGCGTGTTCAAACTTTACGTCTGGAAAGTCTTTAGCAACCTTCAACATTGGGTCCATATAACCGAATGACGTAGCAAAAATAATATCTGCTCCGCCTTGAGCCATCTTACGAATAGCTGTTTCTGCCGAAGGACCGTATTGAACACTTTCAAGATATACAGTCTCTACTTGATCTCCAAAAGCCTCTTCGACTTGTTGACGACCAATATCATGACGATAAGTCCAACCGTGATCTCCGATTGGCCCTACGTAGATAAATCCTACTTTTACTGGGTCAGCAGCAAAAGCAGTAGTCAACGATGCAAGCAGCATAGCGCCTGCAAGTAGCAGTTTTCTCATAGTTTTTTCCTTTTAAGCTAGTGCTCTCATCCGTTCTACTAAACGGTCTGCACGTTTTGTTACTTGTCGATACCAACGAGAATCGACCATTTCATCAGCGGCACGATTCCAATCACGAGCATCAACTCCTGCTTTCATGCCTTTGAATTTCGATAGGCGAGGACGACCCATATTAAACATCATATTAGCTATGATTTGTTTAGCTTCTTCTGGCAGATCGTCAAAGTCTGGGTAAAGGAGCTTGCATTCAGACACTGTTGTTTCGATATCTTGCTCGAAGGCTTCAATGCATCTAGACTCGTCGACCGGTGTTCCGACTGGTAGTCCATGCTCGGGATCATCATCACGGACAAGGTGCCCAATCCCAAAAGTAGGCAGCCCAAGATGATCCAGGTAAATTTCATGAACAACTCCTTCATCTATTTCTAATTGTTTTCTTAATTCTTCAATATTCATAATATTTCTTTTTATAATAAATATACGTGATTATCTAAATCTCGCATATGGATTTATTCTCATACCACCAAGGTATAGACCCAAACTTTTCATTACCCTATTAACATGTTCAAGACCACCTAAGATTCCATTTTCAACAGGGTCACCTCTATAGGAATCTTCATCTTCTGATGGTAAGTAACGAGAAATCATATCATAGAACTCAACCATATTGGTTCCGTCTTTGAATGATTTTAAATCCGTTTGTAATTGTATTGTAGTATCTACATCTATTTCGTGATGTTTTTGCAACTCAACAGCAGCATTTTCTATAGATATTAATTTAGATCTTGAGTATTGTATTATCTGTAAGTGTGTGTTTTGATATCTAGGGTTACCCGCAGCATCTACTGTTGTTTCAAAAGATATATTTTGCCATTCTAAATACTCTTGTTTAAAACGATTCCATTTTTTACCAGTTAATAACTGTGTGTTAGCGTCTATATTAGACTCTCTCATACCCATAGCATGCATTGTAGATATGTATTTTAACTTACTATCAGGAAATAGTTCTTCAATTCTTTCTGCTGCCTCTTCTGCAGCTGATCTACTAAATGTAATATAAGCAATTTTTTCAGCTGAAGTATTATACTCGTTTAATTCTTTTTTTAAATAGTGGTTTACAAGTCTATATGTTTTACCCGTACCTGGTGGTCCCATTATTTTTTTTACTATAGCCATGGTGATTTATCTATTTTAGTTGTTCTAGGGTTAGGTCTTTCTAATTTAACAGTAGGCATTTTTAATAGTCTTACAGTTTTAGCACCTACTTTTGGTGAAGCTTCTTCTGCCTCAAACAGTGATTGTAATAGCCTCATTGTTTTTTGTTTAGGATAAGTTCTCTCTGCCCAAGACTTAGTTTTTAATAAGAATTTCCAAAAGTCTTTAAATTTAAAATAAGTAAAACCGTCTGTGTCGGTAAATGCAATACCTCTCATCACATCTTTTATCTCTTTACCTGGTGTTTTATTGATGTAATCGGCTAGTATTTCTTTTAACTGCACATCTAGTTTTGATGAATCTGGTGCAGGTATAGTTTCTAAATTTGCAAAAAGTTTTATTAATAATCTACGCCACATATGTTTAGGCACAGGCATCATAGGTTTACCTATCTGATTCATACATGCTAGTGAGAATTTTTCTGGGTCGTGTAATGTTGCGTCATCTACCTCTACACTTTCACCATCAATTGATGCAAAGTATATTGGTGGGTCAGAATCATATTTTCTAATTTCAGTAATTTCTGGTGTTGGTGCGTTATCTCCTACACCATATTCTTTTAAGGCACATTTTTTTGCATCACAAAAACTATGTATAGGCTCATCTTTGCATTTATAATTATAATCTTTACTATCTAAAGAACCTATTAATGTATTAATTTCATTAGCATCTAACGGTGGACTCATAAATTGTTTATTGTAAGTAAACATATGTCCTTGCCATTCTTCTTTGTCTGGGTATCTTTTTTTTAAATAAACACCTACGTTGTACATACAATTGTTTCGTTGGCCATCTGGCACTCCATCATTTAATAATGTAACTAAACAAGGTGGCATACCTTTGAAACTATCTTTTTCTTCTTTGTCACTTTCTATTTTTAATTCATTTAATTGTGGTTCTGTTAACGCTGTATTCTCATGTACTTCAAAAAACTCCTCTAGCGTTAGTACATTAGCTTCAATACCGTATGCATATCTAACTGTTCTTTCACTTGCGTGATAAGGTAAATTTAAAAAACTACCTGTATCACCTCTATCTACTCGTATGTAATCTTGTTTTGGAAATATTTCTGCACCAGCAAAACCCATGGCTGATGCAATTATTTTTAATTTAGCACGCATGACAGCTGCAGGTACAAATTGTTTGGTAAATAAAAATGCGTGAGCTCCACCTGATTTAGATCTACACACAATCATAGGCACATTTTTTTCTTTTAATTTTATTATAAATTTTTTGTGATCAAAAGGATAAGTGTCAATATCTATACAACCCCACTTACATTTGTTTTCTTTGTTAATTGGCACAATACCTAGACCTGGGTCACTACCTTTAAGATGTTCTTCCCATAATTTTTTAGTAACAGGATTTGATATAGTAAAAGATTTAGTTTTGTGTTTACCTTTTTCACTAAATTGATCTGTCTTTACGGTTTGACCGTAAGCACTATTTAAACCTTCAAATATATTTATAAATTTTTCTAATTCTGACATATCCACTCGTTTACATAGGCGGCTTCAGTCTCCCTTAGCCGCCTACTATTCACACTATTTACTAGCTAGACTAGTGTAAAACTTTTTGGCACGCTCATACAAACCGGTATCCGATACAGGACCGTCTTTGATGATATTGTAACCATACCACTGATTACCTTTACCAGAGTTTAAAACAGTTGTTAGTTTGTAAGCATGGCTAAAAGATGGCGGTGTATACGGACCGT